ATGTCACGCTGGGGCGTGCATTACCCCAAGTACTACACCGCCTGGAAGAAACAGGCTGAGGCTGACCTAAGGAAGCAGGTGACGACCCAATACACGGGCCGTGTGAGCGTTTGCATCGAGTGCACTGAAGCTCCGCCCGCTAGCGACAGCAAAAGGCGTCGTGAAGAGCGCCTGGAAAGCGGATGGCCGCGCGGCGATGTCGACAACCTGGCCAAAGCCATCTTGGACGCTATGACCGCTGCCGGCGTCTGGCTGGATGATGCCCAGGTGGTCGAACTGACCTGCCGTAAGCGCTACGGCGATGCTTGCTGCACTACTGTGCGGGTGGCGCGTCTTTAGGCGGCGACGGCAGATTGGCATCGAGCTGCTTCAATGCCAGCCGAACGATGTCGACGGAGTTGTTCATCCCTGTCTTATGGTGCAGCCGAGCTAGGGTCTCGCGGATTTCGGGCTGGCGATCGACCTCCAGCACGATGCGCTTCTTGGTCGGGTCATAGCCCAGTTTTGTGGTCTTCATTCTCAGTGTCTTTCATATTTTCGTTTTCGTAAGCCTTCATCCAGGCGGCCTTCGCCCTGTCGGCCTTCTCGCGCAAAGCCTTTGCCGCGAGGAACTGGTCAAACCAGGCGTTCTCGGCGGCAATCCAGTCGGCTTTGGCTTGTTCGGCGTCCACGTTAGAACGGAATCTCGTCGTCAAACGGGGCGTCGTCGCTTGCCTTCTTCGGGGTGGCGGTGACCGTCATGCCGTTGCGCTCCTTCCACTGCGGGGAAAGCGCAATCTTCTCTTTCAGCCACGAAGTCAGTCCCTCGTAGACCTCCGGGCGGTAATCACCTTCCTCAAGCGAGAACTGGAGAAGCTGGTTGTAGGGTGCCTTAGGCTCCTCGCCGGACGGCCAGCGTTTGATGGACTGGACATAGGACTTGGTGCCGCCGTTCAGTTTCGCCTTCTGGGCGATGTCTAGCAAGCAGGGCTTGCCCAGCAGGTTCACGATATCGAACCCCTTAAGCTCGTCTTCGGTGAACGGACGCCCGCGCCAGCCCTCCAGCAAGCGGCGGAGGTTCGCGCGCTCATTCAGGCTGAGGGTGACGATTTCCGTGACCAGGAACGGCTCCTTGTTCTTCATCTGGAAGCTGGCGCCGCTGCCAAGCCGGTCGTCGCCGGTCAGTTCCCAGGCAAGGCGGATTTGCCGGACAGTGCTGACTTCGCCCTGGTATTCGTTGGTCTGGGTGCCCAGGTCGATAACCTGGACGCAAATGGCAGGGAAAACCCCTACCGGTGGCAGCTCGAACGTGCCGCCCTTGTCGCTTGCTATAATTCCCACATTCTTCTCTCCTGTTAGTTGATTTTGACGCCTCGACGGCTGAGCGCGCCGCAGTCGGCTTCGATGTTGTAGCCGCGCTGGCGGACAGCCTCGACCAGCGCACACGAACCGCGCTCGGTGGCCAGTTCATCGATAAGGGACACAAGCTCCCCTACCCGTTCATTCCATCGCCGCTCATCCGTGCGGGCCTTCGCCTTTGCCATCATGTCGGCAAGCGGGGTCATTCCCTGCGTTTGCATGGTGGTTTATTCCTCCTGTTGGTTATTAGGTATAACTATAGTGCGGCAATAGCTGCGGTGTGGCAAGTATTATTTCAGCAATATTTTAAATAATACTATTTACAAAAGTAAAAACCTGCCTCACCATCTAAATACGAATAAGGAGATAAACCCTATGACCTATAACCCCGTTCAAATGCCCGACACGCTGGCTGACCGCCTGGCCGACATCTATTGGACTGTCCGCCCTGCCGTCGTGAAATGGCTGGAAGAGAACGCGCGCCCCATGCTGGCGTCATTCGCATTCGGCGCCTTCATGGCCACCGCCGCTGTCGTGGCCGCAGGCCTTTAATCAAGAGAAAGTTGAGGAAGTGAATGCCCAAACCCCCACCCAAAAGCAAAAGGTCGTAATTTACCTTCCGGCTTTAGCTGCCTGTTTGCCGTTCGTAAGCACAGACGCCACCCGCGCCTACCTGCAAGCTATCTTCATTCACGTGAAAGATGAGGCGACGGCGTACGTAGCCACAGATGGTCACCGGCTCTGTTTGGCCCAACCTAACAAATGGCGAGTGCTAGGCGTTGAAGAGATATTTGCTCCCATTGCGAAAGAGCACGACGGAATCATCCTTTCCGCTGAAGATGCAAAAGAGCTGGTTCGCTGGGATGCTAAGAAGGCAGACGTTGAAGCTCAACACTACGCCACCATGGAAATCCCGGGTAAGTCAACCGTGGAGTTTAAGTCGTGGGATGGCAAACTTCAGCGTATATGCAAGGTCATGGACGCCACCTATCCTGATTATGCTCGGACCATTCCGGCAGACGATAAGCCGTTGGTGGCGGCCCCTACAGGCTTCAATGCTGCCTTCCTGGCGGACATTCAGAAGGTCGCCAAAGCTGGGTTCAGCCATGCGCGCATTCACAGCTGTGTCCTCCACCTCTTCGGCCCCGCCAACCCTGCGAAAGTCACCATGAGCAATCCTGAGGGTGACAAGGCCACCATCGTCATGATGCCGATGAGGATATGACCATGACCCTCCGTTCCCTCCTCAAGAGCCTTTTCGGCCCTGCACTGCCACGGGTGCCGACCCAAAAGGAAAACTGCCGGAAAACGCGTGCCATCTGGCTGCTTGTCCGGCAGGGGTACATTACTCAGCGCGACATCGCCAAACTGGGGGATAACAGTCCGGGCAAGACCATCCAGAGGCTCCGCGCGGACGGCGTGCTCTATGCCGATCCGGACGATGTACAGGGCTTCGATTGGGTCGCCAGCGGCAACGGCGGAAATCCCTACAAGCGCTACAAATGGACCAACAAGCTGCCGGCCGCCCTGGAACGCCGCAAGACGCCACGAGGTGCCCGATGAAGCGCCTCTGGGGACCGCTTCTGATGGGGCTCGCCATCATAACCGTATGCAGTGGCCTGACCTATGCCGACTATGCGTCCAGTGGCGCTATCTTCGGCCCGATGGAGCACGGCGAATAGTGACGCTGGAGGGGGTGGTCTACAGCCTAGCCGCCGTGTTGGCCCTGGTCATCTTCTGCGGTTGCACCTGGCTGACCAAAACCGGGCGCCCGGCGGTTTGATCGCTCTTGACGCAACGCTAGGGCTTCCCCACATCTTGACCATGACGGCGGGCTTAGCGCTCCTCACGGCACCCCGCATGACAGGTACCCTCGATTCAAATCGGGGCATAGATTTCGGAAGCTGCTGGACCGTGTCTTTACCGGTTTGGCGTGAGGAAGCCGCCGGAAACTTGATGATCTTAACAGGTCATGGAGTTTCCCGTGCGGCTTTGGACAAGGCGGGTTCTCCAGGGCCAAACCGGAGAACCATAATGCGCAAGCCTTTAGTTTATTTCTTCCTTTTGCTCATGTTTCTGACGCTGCTCCCGATCGCTTACGATTGGGTCGCATCGGTAGAACCGACATCGCCTCGCTTCGACCGCCTGGTTGCATTCGCGCAAAATCTCTTTGTGGGATCGCTCGTCGGGCTGCTGGCGCTGCTGTCAGACAAGTAGTGTCATGCTCCAGAAGCGCTCCGCGAGCCAAGGAAGTCGGTCAACCGCTCCTCTACCTCGGCTATCTCACACTCCCACACCACAAGCACGTCCCAGCCGCTTGATCGCAGCTCGGCTTCCGCTTTGGCGTCACGTTCCTTGTTGCGCGATATCTTCGGCCCCCAGTAGGCGACATTGGTCTTCGACCCCTGCCCTCCGCGCTTGCATCCGTGGCCATGCCAATAGCAGCCGTGCACAAGAATCGCTTTCTTCCTGCGGCGGAACACGATGTCCGGTTTGCCTGGAAGCTCCTTGGCGTGCAGCCGGTACCGGAACCCTAGGCGATGCAAAATCTTGCGTACAACCATCTCCGGGGTGGTGTTTTTGCTCGTGATCGCACGCATATTCGCGCTACGTTGCGCACTCGGAATTCTGTCCATGTCAACGCCTTAGGGGAAAAATCCCCCGTTAACCACTATTGCCCCATCATCGACTCGTTTATGATATGTTCTAAGGCATGGAAACACCCCTGAAATGACCTCCCTGACAGCAATCGACCTGTTCTGTGGTGCTGGCGGCCTGTCCGAAGGCTTCCGTCAAGCGGGCTTCCACGTGCTGGCTGGAAGCGACTTCGATGACCGCGCCGGGGAGACGTTTGCGGCAACGCACAGCGAGGCTGTATTCCTTCCCGGCCCCATTCAGAACCATTCCGCCGCTGACTTCCTGAAGGCAGCGAAGCTCAAGGCCGGCGAGCTCGATGTGTTAGTCGGCGGACCACCATGCCAAGGGTATTCGGTCTACAACCACCAGCGCGGTCTCCATGATCCGCGGGCGTCCCTGTATCTGGAATACCTGCGAATTGTGAAAGGCGTGAAGCCGAAGTGGGTTGTGCTGGAGAACGTCACCGGCATGACCTCAGCAGGCGGTGGCGGGGCCGTCGATGCGATAGTGGACGGCCTCCGAAAGCTCGGCTACCACGTCGAGAGCAAAATCCTGAAGGCTGAAGAGTACGGGGTGCCGCAGGAGCGCCGCCGCATCGTGTTCATCGGTAATCGCGTTGGCCTTCCTATCGTCTGGCCGGAACGCACCCATGGACCTGGCCTGCTTCCATTCGTGACGGTCAAGGATGCTATTTCTGACCTGCCCGCCCTAGGGAATGGTGAGGGATCTGAGATTTCCCAGTATCGCACGAAGGCCACGTCCGATTTTCAAAGGGAAATCCGTGGCAATGCGGCCACCCTGACCAATCACTGGGCCGCGAAGCTATCTTCGGTCAACTTAACGCGAATGAAGCACATCCCTGAAGGCGGATCATGGCGGGACATCCCGTTTGAGCTGCTTCCCGAAGGTATGAAGCGCGCGAAGCGCTCGGATCATACCAAGCGTTATGGCCGCCTTAGATGGGGCGGGCTAGCATCCACAATCTTGACGAAGTGCGATCCCCATTGGGGCGCTTTCTTCCACCCAGAACAGGACCGAGCCATAACCGTCCGCGAAGCGGCTCGCCTGCAATCGTTCCCGGATTTCTTCGACTTCAAGGGCAGCCGCACCGAGCAATACATCCAGGTTGGCAATGCCGTTCCACCGCTCCTTGGCCGGAGGATCGGCGAAACGATCAAGTCGGTGATCTACGGCGAGAGCGAGTTGGTGGCGGCAGAGTAGTTCTGCCTACTCAGCCTCTGGCTTCATGCGTTTGGCATTGCGGCGCCGGCGCAATAGCTCGTTCTGGAAATCATCGAGGGATTTTGGCTCGCCGGCCGTGAGCGCAATCACCGAATCCTCCAACGTGACCGGCAAGGTTTCTGCCAGGAACATTTCGCCAGTGTCGGGGTGGTAGTCAACGATAAACCAGATGATGTCGGCGTTCGAGTTGTCGTTCGCCGTGGGCAGCCTGCCGAGCGCGGCTCGGAAGCTGGCGTCAATGACGACAGCCGTTTTCTTGCCCCACCTGCGCAGGCTGGGAACTTTGATTTGCAGCTGGGGCATGAGCCGCTTGGGGCCGGACGAGCGCCAGTCCGGGCGACGGATTCCCTCAGGATACACCAAACCGTTTCGCGAAACCCGATACTGGTCAGTGTGATCGGACATTCTCGGGCCGGAGAAATAGACCGCCTGCAACTCCAGGGCGCACCAATTATCATCGTCCGCCGGGTCCATGAGCACCATGTCGATGCGCCCCACTGACCGATCCGCATCATCCAGCGTGCTATCCAGGAAAGGGATTTCCTTAATCAGGTCCGGCGTGGCAGTGCCCAACAATTCCTGGCCAATCCAGCCGAAGATCTTGTTCTGATCCCAAAAGCGATTGGGGCATATCGTGATCAGGCGAGAACCTGCAACAGTCACCGAGTTGTCGGTGTGATAGCGGTGTTGCCGTATGGTGCACACCCCACCTGCCTTATTGCAGATCTGCCCCGGATAGGCGGCTTGCAGAAAGGGACAAAGAGGGCGGCCCTCCGGAAAATTCTCGTGGGCAAACTTCGTAAGCGTAGCCGCGTCCAGGCCGGCAACAAGCTTGCCGTACCATTCCCCTACGCCATACCTGCCGACTTCGACCGGCCGTCTTGCCATTTGCGCAATACCCAGCGACTCACCCACGGGTGGCAAGTTAACGGGTCAACTGGCAGTGAGTCGAATCCGGCTGGGGCTCCCACAAGGATTTCTGATGCGATATAGCTGGCGCCCGAGAGCAACATTGGGGGGATTCAGGTGCAGCGGGCTGAGACGGAGATTGAACGCGGGTTGCTGATCGAGGAATACAAATCCTGCCGGGAGCTGATCGGGCGCAACATTGACATTATTGAGAAAAGCGAAGTCTACGCAATTGGCGCATGCGCGGCCATTTTTGTGTTCGTGCTCGGAGTCTCCGACCCTCTGCTGTATCGGATAGCGGCCTGGTTGCCTTTGGTGGTCTCGATCCTTGGCCTTATTCGCTACATCGGCATCGACAGTACCATCCACAAAATCAACGATTACCTGGAGAAGGTAGAGGCGGAATACACCTGTATCGGCTGGACCACATTCTATCGTGCCGCCAACACCGATAAGATCCTCAAGAAAAGCCGTTACTCTTTCTGGGGCGGCCTCATTCTGGTCTCCCTGGTAGGCGGGGCGCTCAACCAGTACGTGAAGCCGGACGCCCACCCTGGGAAAGTTGACGCGGTCACGATGCCCTCGGCAGCCAACTAGCCGCACCTTTCCCGTGCTCGGGCAATAGTGCTCTCGCTTACCCCGAAGGCTTCGGCAAGGTCGTGCAGGCTCTCCCCGGCCCGTAGCCGGTCGATAACGGCAGCCCGCTGCTCGTCCCCCAGCTTTGGCTTGCGGCCGAACTTCACGCCGCGCGCCATCGCTCGCTCCCTGCCGATCGCCGTGTTGCGCAGGATGTTTCGCCGCTGCCATTGGGCGGCCCAGCCGACGACGTAGAGTATTAGGTCGGACATTTCCGACGTGGTGTCGATAAACGGCTCGTCCAGCAGCCGGAGCCCCGCCCCAGCGGCCTTCACCGTCCTCAGGATGGTCAGCATGTCCAGCGGGTCGCGGGCGATGCGGTCGGTGACCGTCGCCAGCACCGTATCCCCCGCCCCAAGCGACCGCAGCATGGATTGCAGCTCCGGCCGGTCGGCGTTCTTCCCGCTCCGCTTCTCGTGGAAGATCCGCCGGCACCCGGCCGCCTTCAGCCGCTCAAGCTGGTCGGCTAAGTCCTGGCCCTCTGTCGAGACCCGTGCGTATCCGTAAATCATCGCTCCTGTCCGGCCCGACGACGGCAAGAGTATACGCGCTTTTGTGGCAGTGTGTTCCATGCCTGCAAAAGTTACGAGTTTTGCAATACGACGGCTATTTCTTTTACGGGGCGCAACGATGCCTGCCGGTGGGGAAAACGGCCTATTAATACCTGGATTCGGCCCCTCCGGCTGAGATTAGGCGGTGGGCGACGCGTCCGTCAAAACTCGTGATTTCTGATAGGCCTGTGACGGGGATGCCGGGCTGTCCGGGGGGCCGTCCCCGCCAACAATCTCACAGCGGAGACATGAACGCATGCGTAAGACGATAGGGATTCTGGTGTTGCTTGCAGCGACCGGATGCAGTGGCTCGGCCCCTGGCGCGCCGAGTGAAGAAGTCCTGGCCGGCAAGCTCATTCACGGCCTGGAAGACAAGCTGAAAATGGGCGGCGGCTCCGTGACGGTGGAGTTGCTCAAGGACTCTCCCGCTTCGTTCAAAATCGGGTCACCGGTGTCGGGTAAGGGCGGCACCATCACCGTAACCAAGCTCTCGAAGTGCAAATACCAGAGCTATGCCGACTTCAGTGGCATGGGCGGCGGCATAGGTAAGTTCACCGTAGACCTTACCGGCCTCTTGGTGGACGGCTACCCGAACGCCCAGCCCCAAGGTGGCCAGCTGCGCCAGCTCAAGGGCGCCAGCGTTTCCTGCGAGGCCGTTTCGACCGGCAACCTGGACAACGCCCAGGCGGGCGGCAATATGTGCGCGCTGACGCAGAACCCGGAAACTGTTCCGGCAGTGGCGAACATCTCAGGCGCTGACTTCGGAACCCTGGCGACGGCGTTCAAACAGGAATTCTGCAAATAGGGGGCACGATGCGGTTATTTGCGATTGCAGGTCTTATAGGTCTGGCTGCTGCGACACCGGTCGCAGCGGCCGGTTGCAAACTTGTAATGTCTGTATAAAGGTCGGCCCGGTGCAACCTATAGAAACAGGTAAACACGTGAAAACCAGACTGGCATTTGTGATCCTGGCGGCTGCGGTGTTGTCGTCAAGCAACCTACTCGCGGCTGAACCGCAGCCTAAGGAACAAATCATCGGCCGCTGGCAAAGCGACGAATGGCATATTGGCGGCCAGGCGCTCTATGCCCAATTCACCGCTGACGGCAAACTGAAGTACCTCGACGGGCACGGGCATGCGGATTGGGGCGAATGGATGTTCCTAGATAGCGGCGAGCTACAGATTACAAGCTCCGGCCAAACCAGCCGCTGTTGGGTGAAGATGGATGCTAAGTCCAGCTTAGCCAGCGTTATGCCCCCGAGCTGCTTCTACGGGTGGGAAAAAGTGGGCGACATTATCATCCTGACCAAGCAGTAGGGTGCCGCGCTTGTCGTTTACGGCGCCGGGCTTGCTACCACTGGCGTTGTAGTCACCGCTGCTCCCCCCGGAGCGTAGTAGGTTGCCCATGCCTGTAGAAGGCCAATTAAAATCAGCACCCCGGTCAACTTGCCGATACGGCCCTGCTGCTTCAGGTTGTCGTGGTGGCGACGTTCCTCCAACTCATAAGAAGCTAGAGTCGTCAGCCCTTGCGGCGCCAGTGCATAGGCAACGCCATTGTTGCCGTGATTGGACAGGTCGCCGGAATCCACGAGTGATCGCAGCAGAAGCTCGTAATAGTTATTCGTGGTCTCTTGATGCGGGTGGCGGAAAGAGCGCCGTGTGTACAGGATTTCCATGAGACCGAGAATGCTCACCTCGAAGTCAGTATCTTCGCTCGTCTTCGAGACGAACAGCCTCAACACTTGCATCCGGTCCTGGCGGGTCAGCTCCCGTTTATTAAAGCGGCCTTGGGTCCAGGTATCCCATTTCTCGTAATACCAGCTTAGACCCACTGTGTTGCCGAAGATGAAGCTGTACGGGTTTTCCGCGCGACCGGAGTACCCGTGATAGAACTCCTCGCCCTGAAAATCGTAGGAAGGCAAATCCTCCTTCGGGATGAAGCGTTCCACGGGGTCTGCGTTGTTCCCCGCATACCAGCGGCCTTTCATGCCGCCTTTCTCGATCTTGCTGAAGATGAACCGGCCGTTTCCACCTCGCTCCAGAAGGCGAATTCCAAGGAAATCGTTCGTCTCGTCAACGGTGAACCTATCCGGCATGGGGCGCCGCTGCGCCAACCGACCAGAAATCATGTATGCCGTTGCCTGAATCCATTTCGTCATGAAAAAAGTGCCCTCTGCTGTCAATTCGGTGCGGTAGTTGGGTGTGGCGCTAATGAATTGCAAGAACCTCCCAACAAAAAAGGCCCCGTATGGGCCTCTTTTCTTTCCGGATTACCCTACTGCACTGCGGTAGACTTGGATTCGAAGAATTTACCGGCCTGCGGGTTAGCCTTGGCCTGGTTGAAGCCCATAGAGGCTACACCGGCGAAAATCGCTAGGGCTGCTATTACGAAGAACATCTCTCACTCTTTCATTGGGTTTAGGGGTTATTCCCCAAATCAACCCTGTGCCTTATTCTGCAACGTGTCAATGATTTGGGTTGGCGGCTTAAAGCTTATACCGTAGGCTTTAGAGGTGAGTAATAGTGTAGGCAGACCCCAAGTGACGCTCGCTGACCTTCCCGCAGGCTGGCGAGATATTATGCACGCCATCTATGCTGAGGGCGGCTCCGATGCTGAGGCAAAGGTGGCAATGGCCATTCCTCCCTCTAGGGCTATGAGCAACACGCTTTGGGATGATTTACAGAAGCGCGAGCCGGAATTTTCGGAAGCCATAAAGGAAGGGCGACAGCTGGCTGAGGCGTGGTGGATGATGATGGCTCGCCAGAACCTCATCACCTACGAAGGCATCAAGTTCAGCGCGCCGCTCTGGTTCATCAACATGAAGAACCGCTTTGGCTGGAAGGACAAGATTGAGCACGCTGGTGACCCACAGAACCCCATCGCAACGACGGTTGTCTACCTCCCGTCCAATGGGCGCGAGACAAAGAAGTAGTTGACGACCCCCACAAAGTCACTCAGCATTCAGGAAAGAAAGGCTCTTAATGTGAAACAACTTATCTCTAATCTGTTCTACGGCCTGGTTGCGGCACTGCTTTTTGCTGCACCGGTTATGGCTCAAACCTACTCTGACGTGAAGAATGACACATCCGGCAACTTCGTGCATCGCAAGGGGACGATTACCTCGGCTAGCACCGTCAACTGGGACAACGCACCTAGAACATCTTCCAACCACAGCTTGGTATTGACCAGCACGGCGCCGGTGACCGCCACCACGATTTTCGCACTGGGCGACGGCACGGTGACGGCAAGCCGTACCGATGTTGTGTCCGGAACGCTGAAAATCAGCAACAGCGCCCCGCTCGACTACCAGAAGTTCCGCGTCAGCCCGACCGGCACACTTGGCGCCGCGTCCCTGCAAGTGGATTCCGTCAGCAACCGATAGCACTCCTCCCCCCTGCTATGTCGCTGAACAACGTAAGGCGGCAGGTGAGACGTAATAGGAGCCCCTTCGGGGGCTTTTTATTTGCCCTAAAGGTCAAACTGACCCCTTAATGGGGTATATGGAAATTAGACCGCAGCCCGGACCACAGGAACAATTCCTGTCTTCCGACGCGGACATAGCCATTTACGGGGGCGCTGCCGGTGGGGGAAAAACCTACGCGCTGCTGATGGAGCCGCTGCGCAATATTGAGAACAGCGACTTCGGCGCTGTGCTCTTTCGGCGCGAAACAACCCAAATCGCCAATGAAGGCGGCCTCTGGGACACCAGTGGCACTCTTTACCCACACCTAGGCGCTTCAAGCATCCTCCAGCCCTACCGGTGGACCTTTCCCAAGGGCGCCACCGTGACCATGACGCACCTTCAACACGAGAAGGATGTCTACGATTGGCAGGGTGCCCAAGTCCCCCTCATCCTCTTTGACGAGCTGACGCACTTCACCCGAAAGCAGTTCTTTTACATGCTCACCCGCAATCGCTCGACGTGCGGCGTGCGCCCCTATATCCGGGCTACCTGCAACCCGGACCCTGACAGTTTCCTGGTCGACTGGGTTGGGCGTGAAAAGGGCAACGGGCAAGGCCTGATTGACTGGTGGATTGGGGATGACGGTTATCCCATCCCGGAACGCTCGGGCGTCCTGCGGTGGTTCGTCAACGTCAATGACACGCTGCGGTGGGCAGATACTCGCGAGGAACTGATTGGCCAGTATGGCGCGGAGTGCGAGCCCAAGAGCCTCACCTTCATCGCCTCTAGTGTCTACGACAACAAAATCCTCCTCGAAGCCGACCCCGGCTACCTGGCCAATCTCAAGGCGCAGTCGATGGAGGAGCAAATGCGGCTCCTGCACGGCAACTGGAAGTTCCGTAAGGAAGGCGGCCTCATCAAGCGTGACCAGATCCTGCACCTGGGCGACGGCAAGCTGCCGCGACTGGTGCGGGTTGTGGTCGCCATCGACCCGGCCGTGACCGCGACTGCCACAAGCGACGAGTGCGGCATTATCGTAGTGGGCAAAGGGGACGACGGGCGCGGCTATGTGCTCGATGACCTGAGCGGCGTCCTCACCCCTGACCAATGGGCGCGCCGGGCGCTGAATGCTTATGACCACTACCAGGCCGACCTCATCGTGGGGGAAGTCAATAACGGCGGCGACCTGGTGGAGCGCAACATCCGCTTCGTTGACTCGACGGTGAACTTCAAGGCTGTGCGCGCTTCACGGGGCAAGGCCATTCGTCTCGAACCTGTGGCTGCCCTTTACGAACGTCACCAGATAACCCATGCCAAGTATTTCGATAAGCTTGAAAGTCAGCTTTGCAGCTACGACCCAGAAACGTTTGACAAAAGCCCCGACCGTATGGATGCTGCTGTATGGGCTTTAACAGAACTGATGCTTGGCGACAGTCGCGGGTCCACCATTAAACTTAGAGGTACTTAATACGAATACATGCCTGTTGATACCTGCCACCCGGACTATGAGGCCCATCGCGACGAATGGTGCCTTATGCGGGACGTGTCAGCGGGGCACAAGGCGGTGCAGGCCAAAGGGGAAGTGTACCTTCCCAAGCTCAGCGACCAGACGCCTGAAGAGTACCAAGCCTACAAGCAGCGAGCGACGTTCTTTAACGCCACCGGTCGCGTGGTCGATGCGCTCACCGGCATGGTGTTTCGTAAGGATGCCGTGCTCGAAAAGGCCGACGGCATCCAAGACATCCTCGAAGACGTAACGCTCAACGGCACGCCATTCCGGCAGTTTGCGGAGAATTTGGTTGAGCAGGTGATGAAGGTGAACCGGGCGGGCGTCCTGGTCGACTTTCCCGATGCGAAAGCCGCTGCCGGCGACAAGGTAGTGACCCAGGCTCTGGCGGATGCCTTGGGGCTCCGCGTCTACGCCAGCATCTACAGTGCCGAAGACATCCTGAATTGGCGGACCATTAGCGTGGGAGGCAAGACCGTTCTGAGCCTGGTAGTGCTCCGCGAATGTATCGAGGTCATAGACCCCACAGACATGTTCGTCATGAAGAAGCAGCTGCAATACCGCGTCCTGGAGCTGTTCGAAGGTCGCTACTTGCAAACAGTATGGGCTCAGACAGGCACTACGGGCGGCAAAACAGCCCTCTCAGTCGTCGCTCGCGCATTCCCCTTGCGCGGCGGAAAACCACTCGACTCCATACCCTTTGAGTTCTTCAGCTCGGAAGGCGGAGACACCTGCGTCCACGAGCCGGTGCTGTACGACCTGGCTGTGGTCAACCTGGCACATTATCGCAACACCGCCGACCACGAACACGGCCTGCACTTCACTGGCCTGCCTACCGCCGTCATTTCTGGCGTCAACGGAGCCGACGACACCTACCGCATCGGCTCGACCACGGCATGGGTGTTTGCAGACCCTCAGGCCAAGGCGGCCTATCTCGAATTTACAGGCGCGGGCCTCGGTGAGCTGCGCGATGCCATCAAGGACAAGGAAGGCCAGATGGCCGCCCTTGGTGCCCGCATGCTCGCGCCCGAAAAGGCCGATGCCGAAGCGGCCGATACGATTGCCCAAAAGCGCCAGGGTGAAACCAGCACGCTTGCCGCGCTCGCCAACTCCGTCTCGCGTGGCCTGACGCGAGTGCTGAACATCATGGCGGAATGGCATGGTAACACCTCGCCCACCGTCGTGGTGAAGCTGAACACTGACTTCCTGGCCGTTTCCATGCCGCCTCAGCAAATCACCGCGCTGCTGCAATCGGTCATGGCCGGCAAGCTCAGCGCAGAATCCTTCTACGAGGCCCTGGTAAAGGGCGAAGTCATAAGCGGCAACCGCACCTATGAGGAGGAGAAGGTCAAGATAGACGAAGACGGCGCGAGTGCCCCTCCGCCTAACCCGAATGGGGCGTAACGAACGCCTCGCGGAAAAACTCCGCATCCGGCAACTCTACCTCCTGCGGCACCAAGTCTCCGTCCGATCCGAGCTGGATCGCTTTCTTGCAACACTGGATACGGCAATCGCCGGTCTCATCGTCTCCATCGCGCCTTCTGAACCCGCCCGGCAAGCCTATCGTGCCCAACGCCTGGACAAGTTGATTGCCGCCGTCGCGGATTCCATCAAGGGCACATATGCCGACATGCAGAAGTACCACCGGCGCGAAATGCAGCAACTGGCCGACGTGGAAGCTGCCTACCTAGTCAAGGCGGTGAATGACCTGTTTGAGAAGGCGCCCGTCACCCTCAACCTCACGGCGGCCGACGCCCTCAAGCTGGTCGACACGGCGCTGGTTGCAGGCGCTCCCATGAAGGACTGGTGGGCTGAGCAAAGCCGCGCCATGCAGCTGAAATTTTCGCACCAGATGCGGGTGGGCTTCATCGGGGGCGAGAGCGACACCGACCTGGTGAAGCGCGTGCGCGGCACCAAGGAGATGAACTACACCGACGGCATCATGGAAGTGTCCCGCCGCTCGGCCAAGATTCTGGTTCGCGGTGCTAGCAGTGCCGTGGTCAGTGCCACGCGCAAGAAGGCGATTGGAGACAATCCCGATGTCTTCGACGGCATCCAGCAAATCAGCGTCCTTGATGGCCGCACGTCGCATATCTGTATGGCGTATGCGGGCAAGGTTTGGTCCCTCCCAGGCTACAAGCCAGAAGGCCATTCACTCCCTTATAATGGCGGGGTGCCGCGTCACCCGAACTGCCGCAGCACCGAAATCCCCGTCCTCACCGGCGAGAGCCCGGCCGAAGACATGGACTTTGACACCTTCCTGAAAGGCAAGTCAGCGGCCCAGGTGGATGAGCTGCTGGGTAAGGGCCGCGCCGACCTGTTCGGGAGCGGCCGAATTACCCTATCGGACCTCGTTGACCAGCAAGGTCGACCTTTAACGCTGGAACAGCTCCGTAAAATTCATTGACACCTTTAAGTATTCACCCGCATTGTTTTGAGTGAAAGGTTTTACCAGGGGTATAACCATGAAATAAAAACTAAGTTTGGGACTTGAAACAATGCCAATCGACCTAGAGGCTCCTGAGGTTAAAGCCGCCATTACAGCGGCCGTTCAGGAAGCCGTTGAGAAAGAGACCGGGGGTCTCAAAACCAAGAACACGGAACTCCTTGATGAGCTGAAAGGCTTCAAAAAGAAGTACGAGGGCATCGACCCTGACGAGTTCAAGCAGCTCAAGGCCGACAAGCGCGCAAAAGAGGACCAGGACTCCGATCCGGTCAAGCTGCGCGAGCGCATTGAGGCTGAGTACACGCCGAAGCTGACGGCCGCTGAAAAGCGCGCCGAAGCAGCTGAGGCCAAACTCAACGGAAACATCATCGACAGCCAGCTCACTTACGCTCTTGTGGAAGCCGGGGTGGCTAAAGAATTCATCCGCGCAGTAAAGGCCGACATCGGCGGCTCGCGGAAAGTCGAAGTCAAAGATGACGGGGTCATTGTTGACGGCAAGCCAGTTGGCGACTTCGTGAAAGCGTGGGCGACGACCGACGGCAAACCCTTTGTTTCTGCCGGTGACAACACCGGCGGTGGGGCAAAGGGCGGCGGTGGCGGCGGGGCCAGCACCAAGAAACTCTCCGAAATGACCGCAGCCGAGAAGGCAGCGCACATGCAGGAAATCGGACCCGAAGCTTATCGGGCCAAGGTCAATAACGAATCGAAAGCGCAGTAAATGCCTTCTACTAAACTCTCCGACGTAAAAGCCTATGACATTCTCATGGCGACCTCGTTCTACGAACGCATCACACAGAATATCGACGCCTTTAATGGTGCTTCTGGCGGTGCGATCCGTATGCTCAATCAGAAGCTGACCGGCGATTATGAGAAGCTGGCGTTCTTCAAGAACATGACGGCACTCACCCGTCGCGATGTGACCAGCTCCGCTGCGGTGGAGCCCATCAAGTTCACGATGGACGAAAACATCAGCGTGAAGGTCAAGCGCAAGTACGGCCCGGTAGACGCTGACCGTGGCGCATTCCGCTCCATGGGCATGTCTCCCGAGGAAGCCTCGGTGATTGCCGGTATGGCAATGGCCGATGAAGTGAAGCAGGAAATGCTCAATAGCGCCATCGCCGCGCTCGATGCAGCTATCTCCGGCCAAACTGAAGTCAACAAGGATGTCAGCGGCGCAGGCAGTGACAACAAGATGAGTCACTCTAACCTGAATGCCGCCCTCGCCCAACTGGGTGACGCATCCGCCAATGTGAAGCTCTGGGTGATGAGCGGCGCCGCTGCTCACGCGCTGCTCGGCAACATGCTGACCGGCGTGGCTCCGCAGTTCAACGATAGCGGCATCAGCGTCTATAACGGCCAGGTCCCGACTTTGGGCAAGCCGATTATCGTGACCGACTGTGACGCTCTCAGCCCCACTGACAAGTTTGTCGTTCTGGGGCTGACCGATGCAGCTGCCCTGCTCAAGATTTCGGAAGATCCCGAAACCTTCAGTCAGGATGTGCTCGGCGGTGAGAACGTGGTCGCCCGCTATCAGGGTGAAAGCGCCTATAACATTCAGCTCAAGGGCTTCAAGTGGGACACGACTAACGGTGGTTCCAACCCGACCGCTGCCACCGTCGCCACGGCTACCAACTGGGACAAGAACGTAACGTCCTTCAAGAGCCTCGCAGGCGTCCGCCTGGTAGTGGCCCGATAGGAGGCATGCGATGAAAACCGCTTTCTATCATCACGGCGCGTCTCCGGCGGCGGATATTGCTGAAGCTCTCGTAGCCTCCGGCAAGTCCGTGGTTGGACGCAATGCCAACTACTTCAACGAGCGCGAAACTGAGAAGTTTGGCCGCATTGTCGTAGACAAAGGTGCCAACACCGATGCAATCCGCGCTGCCTACAAAGCGGCCGGTGTCGATGTCGTCGACATTGACGCTTTCCTGAAGGAGAAGGGTGCGGCTCCGGCCGCTCCGGCTCCTTCCAAGACCGCCCCTGCCGCCGCTCCGGCGCCCGCCGCGAAGCCCGCTGCAAAGGGTGGCAAGAAGCCTGCCGACTTCAACCCGGACGCTCCGCGCGGTAACGCCAAGCCCGGTAAGAAGCAGGGCGAAACCGCCCCCGCCGCCGCTCCGGCGACGGAAACTCAGGGTCAGTAGGTGAATGTTGGTGTCGACGCTTATGTCAGCGTCGAAGAGGTCACCAGCTACCTGACCGCGCGAGGGCAGCAAACGGCCTGGGCCGCAGCCACCGACGCTCAAAAACAAGCCGCAATCATCGAAGCCACCAGCTTCCTTGATGCGGCTTTTTCGTGGATCGGTAAACTGGCCGACCGTGACCAGCCGCTTGGGTGGCCACGGGTGTGCGCCTACGACCGCGAAGGCCGTGTTCTTGAAGACACACCCCTTCCGGTGAAAAACGCTTGCTGCGAGCTGGCCAATCTCGCGCTCGGTGGCCGTCTCATGCCCATGTCGCTGTCGACTGGCGGAACCGCGGTTAAGCGCGAGCGCATAGGCGACGTTGAGGTCGAGTACGACACTCAACGCTTCGAGGGCTCCTACGATTACGTGCGGATGATTCTGCGGGGCATTGGCACGCTCTCCGGCAGCACCGGCATTGGCATGGCCAATCTGGTGCGCACATGAGCATCAATGACCACCTTGCCGTGATGCTGGTGCGCACGCTGGCCAAGCACGGCTTTGACGTGACCCTGCAACGGCAGGTGGACGACGGCGGCGACGATTTCACCCCTGGTGCCAGCGGCTACCTCAACGTGGCTACCGTGAAGGCGGTTTGGGACAACCCGCGCCGCATGATTAAGGGCACGGCTGACGGCGGGTTTGTGGCCTCGGCCCAGCGCTACATGACCATCGCCTACCGCGACGACCTGAAGGATGCCGCCTCGGCTGTCGGCCTGCGGGTCATTGTGGGCGGTGTCGCCACCAACGTGCTCGCCATCACGCCCATCGGGGACAAAGTGGGGCTCCGCCTCATGCTCGATGTCGGAACGGAAGCCGCATGACATGGCGGGGCGCGTTGTCAATGCCGACCGGCTTGTCCGCAAGCTGAGCAGGATTTCCACCTCATACCAGAAGGAGGTGGAAAAGGCGCTGCTGGCTTCTGCGGCCGAAATGAACAGCTACGCCATTACGAAGATCCAACGCGGCACCAGCGCGGGCCGTACCTATCGGCGCGGCGGGCGGGTCCACATCGCGTCCGCGCCTGGTGCGTACCCCAACACCGATTACGGCGAGTTGGTGCGCGGCATGTTCTTCGGGATGACCGGATACCTCACTGCATCGTGGGGCAACCGGGCCAAACATGCGAAGCCTCTGGAATTCGGGACTAGCCGCATGGCTGCGCGCCCGTTCATCAGGCCGACGTTTAACGCACTTTACGCCAAGGCTGTGAAGCGCATCGGCGTAGCGGTGCAGAACGCAATCAAAGCCTCTGCGAATGGCTGATAGCGCCCTGCCCCTGCTGCAAGCCGTGGTCGCGCTGCTGAAGGCGCAACCCGACATCGCCGCCCTAGTCGGCCCGCGCATCTACGGCGCCGCACCTAGCAAAGGCTCGGCCGTCAAGTACCCCTTCATGCTGGTGACGTGCGATAGCGCACCGTTTGCGGCCGACAGCTTCAGCGGGATGGAACACACACTGCGGATTCAAGCGTTCGCGCGTGAAAGCAAACCCGGCACGGTTCTGACACTGCGCAAGCTCGCATTCGACGCCATCGACCGGAAGGAAATCAACCTGGCGCTGCCGAATAGCCAGCTCATCCTCGCTGAGTTCGACGGCATAGCTACTGCTTTCCCGGAACCGGACGGAAGGACTTACCAGTCGCTAATAGAGTTTAAGGTGCTGGTGAATTGATGCTTGCCTAAAGCTGAAAATGCGGGGCATGATTCAGTAATAATGAAAGGGTTTTAAGTTGGCGCAGCAAAAAGGCCGCTTCCTGCTTCTTCAGGTGGAAAGCGCTCCGGGCTCCGGCACATATTTGAATGTCGGCGGGCTCCAAACCAAAAGCGTAAAGGTCAATAACGAGATGGTGGACGTGACCAACTCCGACAGCAACGGGTGGCGCAAGCTGCTCGAAGGGGCCGGCGTGAACTCTCTCGAAGCGACCGGCTCCGGTGTGTTCAGCGATGACCAAGGTGCCGATATCGTGCGCGACGCTGCCGAAAACAACAACCACATCAATTTCAAGGTCATTTGTCCGGGCGATACCTACAGCCGTGTCTATACCGGCCGGTGGGGTATCGCGAACCACGAGTTTTCCGGCGAATACAACGGCGCTGCCAAGTTCTCCATGACCTTGCAGAGCGACGGCCAACAAACCATCACCCGCGTATAGGAGGTAACCATGAACCTGAGAAACATTCTGCTCCTCACAGCGTGGCTCGGTCTTATCTCCGCCGTCGCCTCCGCCCAAGTCGCAAACATCAGCCGCACCGACCTTTCGGTTAGCGGCACCAACATCACGTCGGGGCTGCAAAACGCCTCGCCCAACACGTACTTCCAGAACGACGGGCGCACGGTGCTGGTGTTGAAGAACAACACGGGCGCCCCCGTGACCGGGACGGTGAAGACGCAGAAAACGTCCATCTACCGCGAAGGCATTGGCTACGTGAGCCTGGCCGACGAGGTTATTACGGTCCCATCCGCCAGCACCGTCATTGCCGGTCCTTATCCGACCGGGCGCTGGAACACCGTCTCCGATACGGTGCAGGTTTCCATGTCCACAGCGGTGGGCGTGAGCGCAACATCATCTCGGCTGCGTCAGTAGGTGCGGCATGGCGAACAAGTACCGCAATGAGGTCGAAATCACCCTTGGGGGCAAGAAGTACACACTTCGCGCCTCCTGGGAGACAATCGTAGGCATCGAAACGACCCTCAACACCAGCATCCTGGCGTTGATCGCCCGTGGCAGCTTGACCTTCAAGGAAGCCGCTACGGTCATCCTTCTGGGCTTGCACGGTGCGGACGACAAGAGCCTCACCTTCGAGGAAATCGGCAAGGCAGTGTTTGAGGACGGGATGTCCCGCATCGGCCGTCCCGTCATCGAATTTCTCTCCATCGCGCTGGACGGTGCGAAGCTGGGAAAGCAGGAGCCGGAGACGGCCAAAAGCTAGACCGGATTCCGATAGAGGACATCATGTGCACGGCACTCGGCGTCCTCAAATGGCCAGCCGATAAGTTCTGGCGGTCGACGGTCTACGAATACACGACGGCCATCAAGGGGCACCTCATTTCCATCGGCGCCGACCTCACACCGGAGCTGACCAGGGAAGAGGTCAACGCGGCATTCCGCGAGTACGAAAACAGGGTGAAAGCTTCGATGGGTGGCAACTAAGCTCGATGAATTGCAGGTTGAGCTTAGGGCGATAGACAGAGGCCTCCAGGCATCCATTGCCGACGTATCCCGGCAAATCTCCACCTTCAGCAAAAAAGCCGATAACGACCTGAGCGTGGTCGACCGCGCGTTTTCTCGCGCTCGCGGCGAAGCCCTAAAATACTTCTCCGTCTGGCAGGCCTTCAACATCGGTCGTGGGATCGTGGATGCCGGGATGCAGATGCAGGCCCTGCATAATCGCTTCCTGGCCGCGACCGGGAGTGCGCAAGTCGCTGCTGATAGCCTTGCCTACGTCCGCGCCGAATCCGAGCGGCTGGGACTGTCTTTCCAGACGACTGCCAGCGACTTCGCAGCGTTCTCCGCGTCCGCCCTCCGCTCTGGCATGACGCTTCAGCAGACGAAGGACGTTTTCAACTCGGTAGCAGAAGCCGTGACCGCCCTCCACCTGTCACCGGAACAAGCCTCCTCGGCCTTCCTAGCTCTGGAACAGATGGCCAGTAAGGGCACCGTCCAGATGCAGGAGTTGAAGCTCCAGCTGTCACAGGCGATTCCGGGCGCCTTCGAAATCATGGCCAAGGCCATGAATGTCAGCGTGGCTCAGCTCAACAAAATGATGGAGCAAGGTGAGCTACTTTCCAGCGATGCTCTGCCCCGCCTGGGCGAGGAGCTGCACCGCCAGTTCGGTGATGTCGCCGTGAAGGCCGCTGACAGCGCTCAGGCTGCCTTCAACAGGCTGAACAACGCCTGGTTTGACCTGCAAAGCGAAATGGCCAGCAGCGGCGTCCTTGATACCGTCACCGAGGGCGTAAAGGAGCTGACTACGGCCCTCAATGACCCGGAGATGATCGAGGGCATGAAGGGCTTCGCCCAGCTGCTGGCCGATATAGCCGTCAACGCTGCCAAGGTCGCCTCTGCCGTGGGTGGTGCCTACAACTCCATCGAAACCGGGTCGGATAAAGTCTTCGGGGCCGTTTTCGGCAAGGCCGGCACCGATGCCATCGCCCAAGTCCGTCAGGAAGATGCCTTCAACAAGAAGATGGACGCGGCCAATGCGACGTTCACCGACCGCGTTCTGGCTGATTTCATCGCAAAGCACGGCGGCAGCACATCGCCCGAAGCGAACTACACGCTTGGCACCTCTGGCCCGGCCGGAGAGACCGCCGCCCAGGCTAAGGCGCGCAAAGCGGCCGAACGTGCGCAGAAAAAGGCGCAAGAGCTGCGGGAGTCGATGCTGAGCAAGGTGGAAGGTATTGACCGTACCAACGCCCGCGAAGTCGACCCGCAGAAGGCCGCCGCCCTGCAAATAAAGGAGCAGCAGGACACGCTCAAACAGGCGCTCGACGCAAAAGCCATCACCGAAGACGAGTACCGACAGAAGAGCCTCGAAGCGGAAATGGCCTACCAGGACCGGCTCACTGATATTCGCCAGAAGGCGACCGACCTCGAGGTGGACATGCGCGACAAGGCCCTCAATAACATTCAGGGCCTGCTCGAGGTGTTTGCCGGTAAGAACAAGGCCATCGCAATGGCCCTGCTCGTGTTCGACAAAGCCCGCGCCATTGCGCAGGCTATCATGGAAACCCATGTCGCTGCAGCTGCTGCGCTGAAGTACGACCCGACGGGCGCAACCTCGGCCTACGTGACCACTCTCGGCTATGCGAACGTCGCGGCGATCGCCGCCACCGGCATCGCCCAGCTTGCCACCATGGGCGGGGGTGGAGGCGGAGGCTCATCGTTCTCCGGCTCGTCCGGCACCACCGGTGCCGTCGATACCTCGAACGCCTCCACGGCAGCGGTCGCACCCACCAAGAGCGTGTTCCTCACCCTCAACGGCAACGACTCGGCCACATTCACCAAGAACCAGGTGCGTCAAATCATCGACCAGATTAACGACGCCCTGCGCGATGGGTCCAAACTCGACGTGGTGGTGACTTCCTAATGGCCACCTCCAACGCCCGCCTCTGTTTTGAGAACCTGCTGGAAAACGGCACCGTTGTGGCCTCCAGTGAGGACGCCGCCAATCCCGTGGCGAACGCCTACGACTGGTTGACCTCGGACTTCTTCAAACCCGCCGCCTCGGGCACAATCAACATCGACCTGACGCTGAGCGGCGCCGATTCAGCAGATTACTTCGCCTTCTACGGGCATGACCTGTACGCCCACGGCGGCACCATCAAGCTCCAATGGTGGGATGGTGCCAGCTGGGTGGATTGTTTCACGGCGGTTACGCCGACCGACGGCACGCCCCAGGTCGTCACCTTCGCCTCTCAGACCTCCACGAAGTGGCGCGTGGTCATCACCTGCACCAGCGTATTCAGCATTGCCGTTATCTCGTTCGGGGCTCAATTGCCGCTGGAATACGGCATGTACCTGGGCTGGACACCTCCCAAGTTCGGCCGCAACACCCAGCTCACCAATAGCCAGTCGGATGGCGGCGCCTTCCTCGGCCGCAGCATCATCGCCAAGGGCGTGAAGAGCAGCCTGGACGTGCAGTATGCCTCCGACGCCTGGATGCGGGCGAATTGGCTCACCTTCGTGGAGCACGCTGAGCAAAAGCCGTTCTTCTTCGTGCCGAACATCGGCACTTATCCCGGTGACAGCGTGTTCGCGTTCACCGATGCGGACATCCCGGCGCCGACGCAAACCCACTTCGGGCGCATGGGTACATCCATCCCAATCCTGGGCATGGTCGAATGAGTTACGACACCCTACGGGTCAAGGTTGGCCGCCGCCCTATTACGGTGGTGGAGCTGGATCTTGATTTCTGCTCCAACACCTACGGCGTGGCACCCTGTACGGCTGCGGTCGGCACAACCGGCGCTCAAAAGTGCTTCAACACCTTCTCCACCTGCCAGGACACTGCAAATTATGCGAAGTCGGTGAAAACCTACCGTTTCGTCACACCGTCGCCGCTCCTGCCCATCGGGCAGACACTCTTTCCGTGCATCACGTCGGTCGACCTGGCGCCCGTGCAGATTGACCCCAAGGGGTTCTCCGTCAGCGCCTCGGTGACGGTCGAGCTTCAGGACTTCCCCCACCACGACCGCGGCATTGACCCGTACCCCAGCGATAGAGCTTACAACCCTCGCCAGCAGGGAACGTTCTTCGGGAAGCTGCGCGGCCGGAACCCTTACCTGGAAAACCGTGTGATGCGGGTGATGGAAGGCTATGTGGACGCCGACCGCACCATCTACACGCGCACCCGAACCTATTTCATCGACCGCATGGAAGGCCCAGATGCCGACGGGCGGGTGCGCATCATCGGCAAGGACGCCCTGCGATTTGCCGATGCCTCCAAAGCCCAGGCTCCGGCCCTCAGCAAAGGAAGCCTCGCGGCCAACATGACCAATGTGGCCAACACACTCACCCTCCAGCCTGCCGGCATCGGCTCGACCTATCCAGCCTCCGGCACGGTGCGGATTGACGATGAGGTGATGACCTATGCCAGCATCTCCGGGGACACGCTCAACGGCATCGTGCGGGCAACTGACGGGACGGTTGCCGCCACCCATGACGCCAGCACGGTGGTGCAGCTCTGCATCCGCTACACCAATGCCACTACGCCCTTCATCCTGAACGACCTGCTGACGAATTATGCTGGCATCAACAGTTCGTACATCCCGCTCACGGCCTGGAACACCGAATACGACACCTGGCTGGGGACCATCACCTCCACGGTGCTCCTCAGCGAGCCCACCGGCGTCAAAGACCTGATACAGGAAATCCAGCAGGCGACCGGCACATACCTCTGGTGGGATGACATCGCTGCACTTATCCAGTTCAAAGCCCTCGTCCCGCCGCTGCCGTCGTCGCCCCCGCCCTTGCTGAATGAAATGCAGCACTTCCTCGCGGGCTCTATCACGGTCAAGGACTCGCCCAAGGACCGTGTGAGCCAGGTGCTCATGTACTTCGCGCCATACGGGGCTATTTCGGAGCTGAAAGCCGAAAACTTCAAGTCGGTCTCAATTCAGGTCGACACCACTGGCGAGGGCGTGAACGCCTACGGCACGTCAAACTCCATGACCGTGCTGAACCGCTGGGTAAGCTCCTTGCAAGTCGTTGACGAAATCGCCGTGCGCATCCTCAACCGCTACAAGGAGACGCCGCGCCAAATCACTTTCTCGCTCGATGCTAAAGACGCCGCATTGAAGACTGGCGACCTGGTGGACATCTCATCCCGACTTATCCAGGGCGTTGACGGCCTTCCCCGCCTCATCCGCTGCTTGGTGACCCAAAGCCGGGAAACGCTTATGGGCAGCCAATACGAGTACACGGTGGCCCAAGTCTCCAGCTCGACCGGTAACGCGGCACTCATTGCACCAGATGGCACACCCGATTGGACGCTGGCCACGGACGAGCAGAAGCGGAGCTACATGTACATCAGCAACGACCTCGGCGTGATGAGTGACCTCTCGCCTGGCCCCCGCATTACGTGATTGCGGCGTCGAATCTTTTGGGGTTACGATTCAAGAATAAGAAAGCGCTCGCGTGACGACCTTTACCACCCTCAACAATACCACCCTGTCGCAGGATAAACCGCTCACTCAATCAGTCGTCCGGGCACTCCGGGACAACCCTGTGGCGATGGGTGAAGGCGATGCGACGGCGCCTAAATCTGAGGAGAAAGGCAATCGTACGGGTGCTTTCTCGGCGGCCACTGCGGCAGGCGGCGGAGTTTCCCATTCCAGCGGCGCCGTCGTGCCGTTCTCGGTGGAGGATTTTGATATAGAGGGCTGGTTCAACCCAGCCGCTGGACAATACCGCTATACCCCCCAGCGGTCGGGTCTCTACCTCATTTCCTGCATGATTTTCCAAGGCACCGGCGGCACTGCGACAGGCGGGACTTATGTCATCCGCAAGAACGGCTCTTCCGTCATCCCGGAAGCCACAATCGGCGCGGCCAACGTGCGCGGCCCGGCTCTCACGGTCCTCGTCTACCTCAACGGCTCGACCGATTACATCGATGTGGTGGTCTCGTTCACGGGCGGCTCCATGACGCTGGCGGGCGGAAGCTCCAACTGGCTGCGGGGCGCACTCATTGGATACGCCCCATAAACTTTCTTGCCAGCTTTAACGTTCGATGCGTTAATGGGGTAACGAAAGTCCTTTCACATGAAATCGCTTATTCTTGCCACCGCTGCCCTCGTCGGGCTGGCGGGGATGGCCAACGCCCAGGCTTACGGGTCCGGCGTTGACGGCCAAAGTGTCTTCCGCGTCAGCGGAACCCAACCGGTTACGGTGACGGCGGTCGCTGTTACCTCAGGCAAACTGGCGTCGGATACCCGCGTAGTTCGCCTGAGCTGCACCCAGGATTGCCATTTCAAGCTCGGCAACGCATCTCCTACCGTCGTCACCATCAACGACAGCATCCTGTTCGGTGGCGCGACCGAGTATTTCAAGGTGAAGGCCACAGGTCCGAACTATCTGGGGCTTCTGCGCGACAGCACGGACGGCAAAGCCTACATCGACGAGATGGTGCCCTAGTCCATGGTCAGGGCTGGTTTCCCTGGACGAATGGGGCCTAACAGGCGCCGATTCGACACGGCGTCTGCAGCGCTTTTCAGCAGGATGACCAACCAACCTACGCCTGCCCGCGCAGCCCTGATCGATGTAACCATTAAGAGCTTAAAGGCCTCTGGCGTCTGGAATAAGCTCGATGCACTTTGGGTGATGGCAGCAGCTGATAGCCAAGCAGCTGGCCTCAACTGGAAAAGCACCAGCTTCACGCTCTCGCCTGTCAATAGTCCCACGTTTACGGCTGATAGAGGTTATACCGGCGACGGCGCCACCAGCTACCTTGATACGCAGTTGAACCCGTCGCTAGGTGGACTTAATTACGCCCGGGACAGCGCAAGTTTTGGTATTTGGTGCCTCCAATCAGCCCAGACGGCTAACTCTGTTGCTGGTTTTGTGGGGACAGTCGGAACCTCGATCTGCCCTCGGAACACCTCTGACCAGGCAACCTACCGCATCAACTTTTCGGGCGCGACGATAACGGCGGCGAACTTGGACGGTAGCGGGTTGTTCACGACGACACGACCCGCCTCCAATGATGTGAACCTTTATCGGAACAGCACGCTCCTCTCAAACAGCGCTCGCCTGAGCGCGGCACCTGAAAACGGCAACCTTCGCATCGGCTCGGCTGGCACCACCATTTTTTCCAACAAGCAGGTGTCGATTGCGCTCGCGGGTGCATCTCTACCTGCGAGCGAGGTAACGGCGGTCTATCAAGCTCTGACCGCATATCTAACGGGAATTGGCGCCATATGATTATCTTAGACGCAGAACAGGCTGACCACGTGCGCGGGCCGACCGCCAACGGTGCAGCCCTGGAGCCACGGGAGCTTCCTGACGGCATTTTCATCCTCCCTGAAGCCGTCCTGTCCGACCCTAACCATGCCATGCACCATGATTACCTGGCGGCTTTACTCACCAGGGATATCGTAATCCCAGAGGAAGGCAGCGGGTGATGGCGCGAAACGAGCCTTCCGCCCTTCAAATCGTGCTGGATGAGCTGCGCGCTCTGCGTGCGGATATGCGCATAGAACTCTCGGCTTTGAGGGCGGATGATGTTGCCATTGAGAAGAAGGCCAGCGAAGCGCACTCGCGCCTAGATGCGTTGGCCAATCAGTGGAAGGGCGTAGCCTGGTTTTCAAGCATTGTAACAGGGGTCATCACTGTACTCGGCACCGCCGTAACCGTGTGGGCGAAGACGCGGTAATGGCCGTCGCAACCTGGACCCTCTCTGGCGACAAACTCGGAATTACCGAAGGCGGCTATTGGGATGACCCGGTTGGCGGTCCGACAAATCGCGGAATCACGCTAGGGACGTTGCGGATGTATCACAGTGTCATCGGCCTTACGTCACCTGAAGCTGCCAACCTTGCTGCCCTAATGGCGCTCTCAGAAGCGGACGCCCGGAAGATTTGGAAGGTAGGCTATTGGGACCGCGCCTATTGCGACCGGCTCCCTATCGGCCTGGATTACGCGGTATTCGACATCGCTATCAACTCGGGGCCACCGGTCGCCATCAAGCTCCTACAGCAGGCCCTCGGCCTCAACCCGGACGGCGTGTTCGGCCCAAAGACAGCCAGCGCAGTCGCCCGCTGCAACGTGCCCGCCACCATTGCTCGGATGGGTTCGGCGCGTATGCAATTCATGGTGAAGCTGAAGAACTGGAAGCCGAACGCCACCGGTTGGGCGCTGCGAGTTGCCGCCGTCACGTCGGACGCGATTGCGCTGGCCTGAGGAGATTCCCGCGTGGTATTCTGGGCCACAAGGAAAGAAACTCTAATGGACGACGTTAAAGGTATTTTGCAGAGCAAGACTGTTTGGTCTCTGTTGGTGGGCCTTACTGCCACCCTTCTTCTTAAAGCTGGATACACCGTCGGCGATGCCGACCAGGCAGCCATCGTGAACTACATCCTCCAAGGCGTGGAAGTGGTCAGCTATCTGGCGGGCATCGTGTTCCGCATCAAGGCCACCAAGGCCATCGGCGCCTAAATGTCATGGGCTGCGGCTCTGGCTACTATCCTGAAGGCGCTAGAGCCGTATCTGCCTCAGCTCGTTTCCTTTCTGGCGGGTTCAGAATGGCAGAAGGACCACCAAGCAGCGAAAGACCTGAAAAGTGTTGAAAACGCGAACCGTGCAGCTGCTGGTGTCGATGCTCTGCCTGACGATGATGTCGTGCAGCAGCTCAAGAAGCGCGGGATGTATCGCCTACCAGGCAAATAGGCCGACTGTAGGCTATGGCGACACTGCTGGCACGATGCGCAGCATTTTGAAACTGGATGTAGCCATGCAAGCCGCTTGCGACTAGTTTTCCGTCCGCAAAGCACCTGGAAGCAGGACCATGGACATCAAGTGGTATTTCAAATTTCGACAGATACGCCCGCGCCCTCCTGGGCAATGGGTGCTTTGTGGACCCTACGAAACGTTGGAAAAAGCCAAGGCCGAACGGGCTAATAGCAAGGCATGGGATGCCGAGGTTTCGGTGCCTTTTGGCGCCTCTTCAAGGGAAGAGGCCGAAGCTCACCCGGCCTAATTAGCAAAGGGCCCCGATTTCTCGGGGCCCCTTTTCGTCGTTCAGGCAATAGTGTCGATGTGCGGCAGGAAGCGCTTCTCTCGGTTCACACCGCCCTGTCTCGCCCAATCGCCCTTCCGATTTCTCACGGCAGTCTGGGTGATTGCCATCCTGCGGCCGGCCGAGTTGTAGCCAGCGCCCTTGTCGAGAAGGCGGTACAGGATTTCGACCCCCTGCTCCGTAAGATTGTGCCCATTCTTGTTAGCCGGATCGGCGCAATCGGCATCGGTGGGATCTTTGAAGATCCGCGTGCCAGCCGGTTGTGCAGGCTTGGGGAAAAGGGTGGAAAGCAGGTCGTCGTAGTTCTTGTCGATGGCCGCATGTGCGGACGCACGTGCAGCGTCGATAGCGGTCTTGATGTCAACGGTAGTGGTCATTAGCGAAATCCTTTTCAGCTAATCGTCGGTTGGTGCCTTTGAAAAGCGCGTCTTTTCAAAGTGCATAGGGTGTCTACACCACTCACACACCTAGTGCAATCCCTTTGCTACACTTAGTTTAAAAAAAACCCGCCAGCAGGCGGGTTCTGCCGTCTGCCTCCAAGCCCCCAATGCGCTCGGGCCGGACGGTCTATTCGCAGCGGCGGGAAACCAATAACCGGGCCGGACGAACCTCAAAACAATGACGCACCCCGAGAGGCGCGTCAAAGATTATCGCTATTCGGCTGCCTCCAGTTTCTTCTCCTCTTGGTGGAAGGCCGTGTTCCAAAGCCAATCTGCACCCTGCCCGGCATAGCTCGCCGCGGTGAAGATGGCTCGGTTGTCCTGCTTCAGTACCTTCAGCCAGCTGTCGATATAGCTGGCTGACCGATACCCGGCCGGAATGTCGAGCCTGGCGCACAAGAACGCTGAGCCCAACTCTGCGATAAGCTCCTCGAAGGCGTATTGCTCGTCTCCGAACCGTTTGCCGAGTTTCCGGCCGCACCGCTTCTCATGGGCGGTGGCGTGGGTGAACTCGTGCATCAGCGTCTGCCAGTAGGCGTCGTCATCGACAAATGATGACGGCGTGGGCATCTGCACCTCATCCTTGGACGGGACGTAGCAGGCGCGATTGCCGCCGTGTTGGACGTGGACACCGCACCCCCTGGCCAGTTTGACCCGGGGCGAGCCAGTATCTTCCGGCCCGGTGTCGGGCTTCGGCTGAGGCACCAGATATTCATCCGGCACCTTGTCGAGCTGGGCCAGGTTGAAGACCGGGTAGCTCTTGACGATGGTGCCAGGCTTGTCGGCCTCCTCACCTTGACCCTTGCGCATGACGTGCTTTGTGAAAATGACGTGGGTCGCCCGCTCCCCTTTGCGCACCGTAGCTCCTAGTGCCTGGACCTGACTATACGTGCAAAACTGCAGGCTGCTGTAGCCGTTGAGGTGGGCCGACATCCAGAGCAACAAGATGTTGCCACCGGAATAACGACGCCCTGTGACCAGGTTGGTCGGAATCATGCCGACGCCCTTGATGCGTTCGTCCCGCCACGGGCGAACCCAAGGCGGTACCCCCTCCTCAAGCTGCCGGACAACAGCATTGGTGACTGAGTTGTATAGGTCGTTGATTTTCATGTGAACCTCGCAAAAGGCCACAAGGGATTATCCAGCCAAAGGTATCCCTCGGCCGCGGAAAAGGTTGAAGATGTTTATTGCTGGATGTGAGAAGAATAACCCATGCACCCATTAAAGGCACTTATTTTAACGCCGGTTATCGTTACAGATAGAACCGTCAGGATTACTGCCGGGTGCTTAAAGATGCTCTGGAGCGGCGTCACTTTCACCGGCTCAGCTATCTGGGGCTCCAAGAGCTTCCTCGCCGCCGTGCGCAAGTGGCGTGATGCAGACAAGCCCACACATGGAAATGCCAGTTTCGCTAGTGACCGCGAACTGAAGAAGCGCGGCTATCTCCGTCCGGTCGGCTTCCTGATGGGGGTCACAAAGAAGGGTAAGCGAGTGTTCACTCGCGATGAAAGGAGCGTGCTGATAATGGCTCCGCCCGGCGCTGGTAAGTCCCAGCACATCATTGCGGACCTGCGCATGGTGCTGACCCGCGACAAAGAACGCCTGCCCTTCCTGGTCATCGGGGACGCCGGGAACGAACTCTTCAGCCTGCTCGGCCGAAAGTTCAAAGAGGCGGGCTACCAGTTGGCCAAGATCGACCTCCGGGAGCCCGACCGCTGGACGAAATACGACATCCTCAGCGCCCTCGATCCCCGCGACCACATGCGTTTCCAGTTCAACACCCAGCTAAAGCAGATTTGCGACGGCATGATTGCCGAGGAGCCCAATTCAAAGCACCCGCACTTCGTGGAGTTCGCCCGCCTCCTGCTTAAGACCATCATCACCGTGGATGTGAAGCATGAAGGCAACCAGCGCACGGTTGGCGAGATGGTGGACCTTCTGCTGGATGAAACCGCCCGGGATGCCATGCTGAAACGCGCCGCGAAATACAACGATGCCTTCCTGAAGACGACACTGCAAACCATGTCCCGGATGCAGGGCAAGGACGAAGGTATTTCGATGATGAGCACCGCCCTGCGCAAGCTGGAGCCCTGGGGCGATCCGGCTGTAAGGGAAGCAACCACGTTCGCCCGGGAAGCTGACGGAAAGTACCGGCGGGGATGGAGCTTCACCGAGATGTTCTCCCAGGATAAGCCGGTGGTGCTGTTCGTGCGCACCGGCTACCAGGACATCGGTGGCGATCTGGCGCGCATCATCTACAGCAACATCGTCAACGAGGTATCCGCCATCTGGGACGCGACCGGCAAGCCGCTCAAGCGTGAGCTGCTGATGTACGTAGATGAGGCAGGCCTTATTGGTCACTGCTCGGCGTTCGTTAAAGGGTTTAGCCGCCTTCGCAAGGTCGGCGTCCGGCTCCGGATGTTTTTCGTCGGCCTGGACGAATTCAAGGAGAATTACCCGAAGGAGCATAAACGCCTGATGGGCGGTTGCGACATGGTTGTTTATGGCAGCAACGACGTCGAGCTTTCGGAGTACGCCAGCAAGCTCGCCGGGGAGTTCACCGTGCAAAGCCGGAACGAAAGCGAGAGTAATTCCGGCGAGAGCAAGGGGCGCAGCGAGCAGCCTAGGCGGCTAATTAAGACTGACGAGTTCCGGCGCCTGGAGTACCACGAGGCGGTTATGTTCATCGATCACCTGACCGTTCTCGGCGGCAAGCCCGTCGAGATCCGGGAAGGCCGGGAGCCCAAGTACCTATAGGCTCTCGCCCTCGCCTTCGCTGAGCTGGTCTTCAAGCAGCTGCAGTTCTGCGGTGTAACCGCCCTCCCGCAGGAAGGTCCGGTATTCGTCCGGAGTTATCTCGCCCTCCAGATAGGCCGACATGGCGTCTTCGAGCGAGACGATATGGGCAGCGTCATCAATAGCCCGCTCGATGAAGTCCTCGGCCATCGCCACCTCTTCGTCATTGCCATAAACCCGGGTGAGATTGGCCTGGTGGGTAAAGGCGTCCTGCTCGGCCTGGGTCGCCTGGCTATCGAGCTGATAAAGGCGCTGGTCGTATGACTTGCGGGTATATTCAATCTTGTTCGCTTCGAGCCGCAGGTCATGAGCCTCGGCCTGCACTTGCTCCGCCTGCTTACGAGCTTTTGTCTTGAAAAGGCTCACGCCAAAGACTGCGAACTCACGACCCTTGAGCTGGCCATTAGACCTCCGGTGGTGCTCCAACCTCTCCTGGGCCGTATGCGCGTCCATGAGGGTCTGAAGGCTTTCCTGGTAATAGTCGCCGGCATCCTTCGCCACACGCTCCCGCTCTGCCACAAGTCCAAGGTATCGGTTACGGGCCTGCTCGATGCGGTCGCGTGCGGCACGCAGCGCCTCGCGTTCCGCCACCTGGTCATGCAGGAACCTGATGTTGGCCACCGGGTCAACACCGATGGTCGCTAGGTCAACCTTGCCAATCTCGTCGCCGGCCAATTCCTCGTCCTCCGGGTCATCTAAATCAACCGGAGACTCTTCGGAAACCGCCGTGGGCTCCATCTGCTTATCGGGGCGTAACGAGGCATTGTCGTTGGCTGGCGCAAGTTCCTCTGGATAGCCGTCATGCACCTTCACGCGCACGTCATAACCCAGCTCCTCGAAAACACTGTTCGCAGCGATCTCCCAATCGAGCTTCAGCCTAGCGGTGCTGCCGCGCTCGCTGGTGCCGTAGACCCGCTTTCCCGTTTCAACGTGACGATCAAAAAATTCAAAATGAACGTGGTGATTCTGAGAGCCAAACCCGTGGCCGACGAAATAGAACGGAGTGCGGCCCTGCCCGATGCGAAAAGCGAACCGCTTCAAGGCTGTGATCGCGTCTTCCCGAGAGACACTTCTGGGCACAGAAATTATGAATCCATCCTGCACACGCCCATTGGCCCGTAGGCCGTCCTCGTGCCTTATGAGCCATCTTTGCAACGCGTGATAATTCCTCGGCATGTGCTCCGAGTAAAAGAACTGCATGGCGTTCCTGCGCATTACGTAACGGGCGTGAGCGGCTGCCGTGTATGGCTGCGCCTGGGTCTTCTTCCCAATAGGAGTATGCTTCAGAAAGGCAGTTACCGTTGCCATTGCGCCACCAGCTTAACATGCGGTAGCCGCTAAAGGGGTTTCATCGAAACCCATATCGTCGCTCTACCCTGAAACCACGCTATCCGCTGACGACTTTCTCGGCACTCGGGCTATCGGGGATTAACAGGGCAATGGGTTGGGAGTGTCACACGTCGGGAACCGCCGGGCGTGTTGTTTTCGTGGCTACGATCCCGGGTCTTCAGCACCGCCGCTTGGCCGGGACGCTTGCACTGCGTTGGCCTCGTAGAATTGGCTAATGGCCTCAGCCATTTCACTCTGCATCGCCTGACGCAAATTGGCGTCGAAAAAGGAACTGAAATAGGTGTAGAGGCAGGGACCGTCGACCGATTTTGCGAAGGTGAGACCCCACGGCGCCTGGAACGGGCTGAAGTCGTTGAACGTGACCCTGTCGTCGGACAAAATGTTGAGCGCGTTCCTACTAATCAAACGGTTATCAGCGTCGGCTATACAATAGACTCTGAAAAGCTCGCTATCCGAGAAATGCCGCAGCTCCTCTAGGTCGAATCCCTGGAACATGAAGGCAATGGCTTTGAACACCCCTCTCAATTCATCTACATCCGACACCAAGGCAAGAAAGGTTGTGGGCCTTTTTAGCCTGGCTCGCGCCGCGAGATGAGAAGCGTTGAAGTACATGTGTATCCAACGGCTGAAATCGCGCACAGTAATGCGGAGTGTCTGCGGCGCCATCAGAAATTTGCCGCCGTCAAACGCGAAAAGATCAGGCACAAACCCGACGAGATTTGGTAGCGGCTGACCATTCGCATCCCTATGTCCGCTGGGCTGCGGCTTGCCGTCCAAGACCCACCGTAAGCCTTCGCGAAACGCTCGACTTCGCTCGTTTTTCTGGAACTTCTTTTCCAGTTCCTGGCGCATATGGTGCGGGTAGCGCACGAGAAACTCTTCAGAGTTGTTCTCATGGTCAGAAGGCTTCTGATCCGCCATTTCCAGGCTCCGATATACCAGACGCAATACAAAAATCCGGACTCCGATATACGATGATATCGTTTTCCAATCAAAGGTTTAGAGTCATCGTTTCTCCATACCCGGCTGACGAGGACCACAACGGCGCCGAGCTGACCGGGGAAGGAGAAGGAAATGTCTAACATCATCTCTCTCACCGCGCGCCGCGCCGCTGACGCTGCGGTGCGTAAACTCCTCCACAAGCGTGTGGACTTCACCAAAGGTGGTGGCCGCCCGAAAATCGACCCCCACGCGGCGAAGAAGTTCTACAGCTACACGCCCATCTTCGAGACGAAGCATGGCGATATAGCCGCGAAGCTCCGGGAGGTGACATTCTCGAAGGTGAACGGCGAGACGATTGCCTATTACGACCTCGTTCGTTTCGACCCTGCGTCAGGCCTCAAGACCACCACCACCTATTTGTACGGTATCCGGCAGGGTAAGGTCGCCCAGCTTCGCCGCTACGAACCCCGTTACTCGCGGTAACCAGGGGGATGGGGCGGCTTCGGCCGCCCCTCTGATTCCAATGAAAATCATCGAAATGGTGCTGCAGTTCTATCTGCGGCTGGTGGAGCTTTTTGTCCGAACCCTGCTCCAGGTCATCGCCATCGTCCTGAAGGCCCTCCTGAACGGCGTCTCGGCCCTGATAGCTCAATGGGGTCAGCGCACCCCGCAAACCGAGCAGCGTCGGCGCCAGCATCGGCGCCGGTCACCAAGGAGGCGGCAATGGCCAAAGACGAGCCGCTGACACACACCAGCCAAGCCGTCGTTCTGGTGGCCTCGCTGGCGGCGGGGAATTACCTCGCCGCCAAGCTCTTCGGATACCCATTCGTTTACTGCTGGGCGGGTCCACCGGCGCGTGTCCTGTACCTCGATTGGGGTTTGGTCGTCGCCTATGTCGTCGTGGCTTATACCCTTTATAGCCTGGCACGTAAAAACCACGCTGGGGCTTTTATTGGGTTTATGGTATTCCTATCTTTAATGGAGCTGCCACGCCTGGTTGATGTCCTATTCAGGGTGGGAGGCAGCTGTGGATGAGTTAGATACCATGCGCGAAGGCGTTGCCAAGGAATACGGTTTTGCCCTGTACCGTCGCTATTCGGAGAAGCAGGCGGCGCATCTTCTCGGTATCGACCTGACTACTCTGAAGCGTTGGCGCCGAGCCGGCAAGACGCCGTACGTCAACCTCGGCCCTCGGAAGAAGCAATACCTCGGCACGCATATTGCCGACATGATGATTAAAGGTGCCGATTGGCACGAGGCGTAAAACGGCTCTTTCAGATTGGCGACCACTGGCTCGACCGGCGTGACGACCGACCGGGCTGGTATCGCTTCAGCTACGACCCCACCACCCGCCAGACCCGCAAATTCTCCATGGAGACCGACAACTTCGAGGAGGCAAAGGCCAAGCTCGAAGATTGGTACATGGAACAGCGGCTACGCAGCGGGCGCGACCTTCGCTCCGAAGACGTGACACTGCGCGACCTGTTCAAGGAATACGAGGCCAACCACGTCCACAAGCTCCGTTCCCGGCAGGCGGTGTCCATCCTTCTGCGGTACTGGCTGGACTTCTGGAAGGACGCCACGGTGGCTGACGTGCGCAGCATCCCCAGGCAGGAAGAGTTCGTGGCCTGGCTGTTCGCCAAAGGCCTCGCCAACAACTCTGTCAACCGTGGGCTGGAAGTCGGGCGGGGCGCCATCAACCGCGCCTGGAGGCGCGGCGTCATCCGCGACAAACCCTTTATCCAAATGTTAACCGTGGAGACAGACAGGCCGATGGGGAGGCCGCTGGATGTCGCTGAAATCCGCAAACTGTATACGCACTCGGCCGACCATATCAGGCTGTTCCTAGTGCTGATGCTGGCGACCGGCGCCCGCAACGAGGCAATAACGTCACTGACGTGGCCGCAGATTGATTTCGAGAACAATCTGGTGCTGCTGAACCCCAAGGGCCGAAAACAGACCTCAAAACGCCGCCCGACGGTCCGACTGGTGCCTTTCCTGCGGGAAGTGCTGGAGCCGATGGACAAGACCACGCCCGCGGTCGTGATGTTCCGGGGCCAGAAGGTCGTCCACATCAACAAGGGCATCCGGGCGGCACTGCGCCGGGCGGACATGGACCGGGAGGTTACGGCCTACTCCTGCCGCCACACCGTGGCGCGCTGGCTGCGCAAGGAAGGCGTGCCGCCGTGGGAGACGGCCATGCAGCTCGGGCACAAGGTGACCGGGTTCTCGATGACCGAGCGGTATGCCAGCTGGTCGCCGGACTACCTGGAGAAAAGCTCCGCCGCCATCGAGAAACTGCTGCGGGCGGCCATCCCGTTGGATGCTCCGCCCGTGCCGAATGGCCGGTAA